GTGTCAACGGCTGCGGGAACGGTGACCGTGATGCCAAGGTCCAAGTTGAAGCCGGTCACGGTCATGGTGCCGCCGCTGGCAGCTACCAAGCAGCAGGACAGGATCGGGTGGCTGTTGCTGGTGCTGATAGCCGGCGCGATGGTGCGCAGTGCGTGGCTGAGATCAGCCTGTGTGGTGATGAGTTTCATGATGCAGCTTCGGTGAGGATTGAAACCAGCCGGTTGTAATCGGCTGCAAATGACGCGACCAGTTCAGCAGGGATGGGCTGCTGATCGTCTTGGGCATTGTCGCGGATCGCAGCAGCATACGCCAGTGCGTGCTCCATGGCGTCATGGAGCCGGTTGATCACGGGTTGCTGCTTGGCTGCGATGTTGATGAGTTCCATGTGAGGGTGAATGCAACAAGCTGCTCAACCAATCGACGTGGAATGTCACCACGGACACTGGCGAGCGCATCTGACACTAGACGGTGATAACCGGCAACGGTAAGGCCACCTTTGCAATCCGACACAAGCGCCCGGCTGCGGATCAACTGCGACCGGCTGACACCTGCCGCCGCTGCTGCTTGGTCGAGTTGCTGCAGGTCGGTGTCCTCAAATCTGACTTTGACTTCTTTCATAACGGTCCTAACGGTCGCCTAACGGTGGGCGTTCGGCGCAGATCGCCCGCCACCACTGGGCTGAGCCCCTAACCTAACACTCCTAACGCTAAAAGAGATACATACATACAAGAGACAGCACCCCACCCACACACACTTACACCCTCTCTCTTAAAGGGGGGCTCTTCTGAAAAAGCGTTAGGAGCGTTAGGAGCGTTAGTTTCCAGTGTTTGCAAGGGATCTCGGCCGAACGCCTCCGAACGGTCAGGCGGCTTCAAGTGGGATTTTAGTCGCTCGACTGTTACCGCCTGAACCTTTGAACCAAATAACGCCGACCTTCTCAGCGCCAGGCAAACGCGCCAGCACGGTGGACCAACAGTTGCTCCATGGCGTGTCCGAAAGGATGGCCGCAACGGCATTGGCGGTGTTTGACACGCAGATGCCGCCTTCCTCAGCCTTGATGCCGTTGCGGCCAAGGGTGGCTGCTGCGAGATCTGCTGTGACATTCATATCGCTGCCATGATGCAGCGCAAGATCTACGAGTTCGCCAATAGTTCGAGTGACTGTTTTATCTCCTTCAACGCGGATTTGATGTTGCAAGATGCGCTGTAGGCAACGCTTTTCATCCGGTATTTCAATCGACTGCGAGTAGGGTTCCCAGTTGTTTTGCTCAATTAGTTGCCAAGCCTGCTCGCGTGTGACAACTTGACTGGACTGCAAAGACCATGCACCTGCCAATAGTGTGCCGTATTGATCACCAAGACGTTGGCTATCAAATGCCTCAGCGGCTGCACGAGTAAAGATGCGCACACTGGCACGAATTACGGGTATCAAGGCAATAGTACGTGCCTGCAATCGCTGGCCAATCGCTTCGGACACATGCTTGTCAAGATCACGGTCTAAGGCTTCCCAATGTGAAATACGTTCAGCTTTTGGTAGCTCACTGGGGTTGCGTAATGTGAGCTGGGCAAAGCGTGACTTATCGGCGCCTTGTTTGAGGGCGGTTGCAATAGAGGACATTAGGAACATCGATCGGATGGTGTAACGCTGCGTGTCACCCTCGGGGCTGCCCTTGAGCGTATGCGCTTTGGACTCGCTTGACGCCACCCGCGCTAGGCCGAGGATGGCTTGCATCCGCTGCTGATCCGTGCGCTCATTGGATTCGGCCTCGTCAAAGACCACGGGCAGGGCATCAGCTCGCAAGGCTTGCCGGATGCCGGGTTCTGTGGTGTTGCCGGCCACCACTAAGCCCATGTCGCCTAGCAGTGGCGAGATGTAGCGGTCAAGGATGGCGGACTTGCCGGATCCTGCGCCTGCGGTCAGCCAGGCATGAGGGCGCCAGTCAAGGGCGCCGCAGATGGGTGCCAATGCTGCCCATCCGGCTAGCAGCAGGCCGGATGCTGGCACCTCCCAATGGAACCGCTCGGCTAGCTCGGCCAGCACATAGGACTCAGTATCGGTCAATGGTTCGGCATTGCCAGGTCCGCGGAGCTTGGCAAGGCGCTGGTATAGGTACGCGCTGCCATGGACGCCAGAGCTGACATCGCGCGGGTCACCGTCAACGACAAGGCGATCACCAAGGTGCAGCACGCTGACGCGCTTATCCCACCAGGCGCCACGACCCCTGATGCGGTCTGGGCTGTAGACACCAACTGCGGCTTGGCGTTCAAACAGGCTGCTTGCTGCTGCAGTCCAGTTGACGCCAGTCTTGGATGGATACAGGGTCTCCCAGTAGCCAAGAGGCGCCAGCGACACAAGATTGGTTCCGGTGTGGCTGCTGCGTGAAAGGCGTGTAACCTGCCCGGTGCTGTGGGGCTGGTAATAGAAGGAGTCGTTGTCAAAACCAAGGCAGGTGAAGCAGCTATCAGCCTGCGGGATTGGGTCAGGTTCTACCGCTGGCTCGGTTAGCAACGGTTCGGCCACTGTATTTGGCAACTCAATCGGTGCCGAGCGATGCCGCATGAGATGCGCTGCCGCTTGCGATGGCGACCAGTCCGCATCAGCTAGGTCCCACCCTTCGGGCACACCTTCTGGCGGGTGAACAATCCGCACTTGGGCTGCACCGGCCTGCAATAACCGCGGTGCGAGCTTGGCCATTGCTTCACGGCCTGGCATGTCCGCATCGGGCCACAACACGCAACGGCGACCAGCGATAGGGGACCAATCAGCCTTGTCAATGGCCTGGCAGCCTGACGCCCAGGTCATTACTGCATGGTTGGGAAACAATGCAGCGGCTGCATCGGCGGTCTTTTCGCCTTCGACGATTAGCAGCGGCAAGTTGGCATCACGACGCGCCCAGTACAAAGGACGGGGTGCAGGAGGTGCCTTCCATCGCCACGCGTCGCCATCCCACCACAGCGGGCGGATGCGCTTGCCGGGAAACCGGCAGACGTAGAAGGTGTTGGTGTATCGCCAGACGTGATCAGCGCCAGCGGTCGGCGGTTCGGGCACCACTACCAGATGCTGCTCAACCCGCTGCGCTGCTTCGGCAAAGCTCAATCCCGTGCGACGCATCAGCATGTCCATGCCGCTGCCTGCTCCGCCGGTGCCGGCCTTGCCGCCGCACTTGTTGCAGAACCACGAGCCAGTGCCGTCTTGATCGTCAAAGCGGTAACGATCGCGCCCGCCGCAGAGCGGGCACGGCTGATGCTTATCGGTGAGCTGATCGGCGGTCAAGCCAGCAAGCTGCTGCAGCAGGTCTGGCCACCTGCCGCGTGCTGCGTCAAGGATGCTCATGACTCGCGGCGTCCGGTTGCGGGCAGCAAGCCGCGGCTGTGCAGGTCCATGGACTGCTGCAGCAGCAACCTGATTGCGGTGCCACGGGACATGGCGTCACCACGCCAAGAGTCCAGCCATTGCAACAGATCTTCGGTCAGACGCACCGGTGTCGGATTGGCTAAAGGCATTAGAGAGCTCAATGCCTCGCCATCGTAGCAGCTTGTGCTACCATGTCAAGGCTTGCAGGCCGTAGGTCCTTGCGCTACGCTTCGCACGCGAGTAATCGCATCACCTCAGTCCCACTCACATGACTCTCTTCATCCAGCCTCAAGATGGGAATCGCTACATCACTGCGACCGTGCTTGATCGCGGTCCTGAGAATTATGAATGGATTAAAGTACAATTACCTAATGGTGATGAAGCATTTTGTTATCCAGATACCGACTTATCGTTTGACATTAAAGTCATTGACCCAGCTAATCAGATTGCTATTTCTATGCCCAGGCCGTGCAATAAACCTGGAACTACAAAATGGACCTGCAACGCACTACACATAAATTTGCAACCATTTGATTCTGCTTCATTGCGTCAAGGACAATCTTTTAATTTTGATTTATCGACACCTATTGTCAGTGAAAAGAAAAAACGCAGCAAGCCAACTGCATTAGTTCCTTATAGCCCTGCTAGATATGAATTTATTGAGAAAGTAATTCAACAAAAAGGCTTTCAAGGTAAATACTCCAAATCCGAAGCCGTTGGATACATCATTGATACTTGCATGATATCGGGGCTGGTTTGATGATTAAACCAATTGAAACTGCCGCCTTCGGGCGGCTTTTTCGCAGCCGTCTCGAGGCTCGCGTTGCTTGTTTTTTAGAAAAACTTGGCTGTCGATGGGAATACGAGCCACAAGGCTTTGAGTTGCCTTCTGGTCGTTATTTGCCTGATTTTCGCGTTTATTACCACGACAGGCCGGCTGAATGGTTTTGGATTGAATGCAAGGCGAATGATCCAACCGAAAGAGAAATTACTTTGGCTAGAGAATTGGCAAGTGCAACCAAGACTCTTGTCATGTTTTTTACTCATAATACGTTTGATGAAATTAGACATCATTATTTTTCAATGGGAGAAGTTTATGAATATTTGGGGCAACAAAAAACCGGCAACTTTGATCCAATGTTGCATAAAAATGGAACGATCCATTATTGGGATCGCCCCTCGGCAATTGATAAACAAACAAACTCTTGTTTAAGTTTTGATTTGCAACCGCGGTGGAATTGGGTTGATGCTTTTAATGCCGCAAATGCGGCTTTAAGTCAACGTTTTGAGTTTGGGGAGGCTCCAGCATGATTGCACTTCGCCCCTACCAGCAAAAGATGGTGGATGAGATCCGGTTGCAGTACCAGCTCGGCAAGCGGACGGTGCTGGCAGTGCTGCCCACTGGTGGCGGCAAGACGGTGTGCTTCAGCTATATCGCCCAATCTGCCGCCCGCAAGGGCAACCGGGTCTGCATCTTGGTGCACCGTGCCGAGCTGCTGGACCAGGCCAGCCGCAGTCTCACGGCTATGGGCGTGCCCCATGGCCGCATCGCAGCCGGCCGCAGCATGGACCTAAGCCATGCTGTGCAGGTGGCCTCGGTCCAGACCCTGGCCCGCAGGCTGCACAAGCTGCCGGCTGGGTTCTTCCAACTGCTGGTGGTGGATGAGGCGCATCACACCAATGCAGGCCAGTGGGCAACGGTGCTGCAGCACTTCCACCAGGCGCATTTTCTAGGCGTGACCGCCACGCCATGCCGCGGTGACGGCCGCGGCCTTGGTGACCACTATCAGGCCATGGTGCTCGGCCCCAGCGCTGCATGGTTGACCGATAACGGCTACCTCGCCAGCGCTCGTGTCTTGGCACCGCCGGGGTTCGACAGCACCGGACTGCGCAAGCGGATGGGTGACTTTGACACCAAAGAAGCCGAGCAGCGCGTCGGCACCATCATGGGTGACTGTTGCAGCCACTATCGCAAGCACCTGGCAGGCCAGACCGCAATCGCGTTCTGCTGCAGCGTGGCCCATGCCGAGGCAGTGGCCGCCCTGTTCATGAGCCAAGGCATCCCAGCCGCCAGCATTGACGGCACCATGACCACTGACCAGCGCAGAGACCTACTGCAGGCACTCGGAACCGGTCGCATCAAGGTGCTTACATCGTGCTCACTTATTGGTGAAGGCGTGGACGTGCCAAGCGTCGGCGGGTGCATCCTGCTGCGGCCAACGCAATCAGTCGGCCTGCACCTGCAGATGATCGGTCGCTGCCTCAGGCCGTCACCGGGCAAGCCTGCTGCTGTGGTGCTGGATCACGTCGGCAACACGCTCAGACTGGGGCATCACCTCGAAGACCGCGACTGGAGCCTCGACGGCATCAAGAAGCGCGATGCCGACCGTGCGCCATCGGTCAAGGTGTGCCCGGTGTGCTTTGCCACCAGCATGAGCGCCACGCAGGTCTGCCCTGACTGCGGCCATGTGTTCGCACCGCACGAGGCTAGGGAGCTGAAGGTGGTCGAGGGCGAGCTGCAAGAGCTGACCACACAGCAGCGCAAACGCGAGCAGGGCAATGCCCAAAGCCTCGAAGACCTCCGTCAACTGGCGCAGCAACGTGGCTACAAACGCGGCTGGGCAGATCTGGTCTATCAGGCTAGGTTGGCCAAACGGCATGGGTTGTGAGTGACCGAGCAACAGATCCAACAGGAGATCCGGATTGCCTGCGGCACTGGCCCGGTGCGCCTATTCCGCAACAACACCGGCACCCTGCGCGACCAGCATGGCCGCCCGGTGCAGTTCGGCCTATGCAAGGGCAGCGCTGACCTGATCGGATGGCGGACGGTCACGGTGACGCCTGACATGGTCGGCACCCAGGTGGCCGTGTTCCTCAGCATCGAGGTGAAGACACCAACCGGCAGGCTCAGGCCCGAGCAGCAGCAGTGGTTGGATGCGGTGCAAGCTGCTGGCGGGATTGCTGGTGTGGCGCGGTCTGTGGATGATGCGTTACGCATTGTGACTGAGCACGCTTGACCACGGCGGCACATGGTGTAGTATGTGGGGGTCCACAGATCCCACCAATGACAACCACACTGACCCTGATCCTCGTCCTGCTGCTGCTGCCGTTGCTGGTGCTGCTGTGGGCGACGGAATCAACCGAGCAGCGCGCTAAGCGGCTGCGTAGCTACGGCTGGTCGCAGCGGCGCATTGCCGAGCATCTCGGCATCACCCGCTATCGCGTCCGCGTAGCACTGGCATGAGAAAACAGGGCGGCCCATCACCGCCCTTCGATCCTCACGACACCATTCTACTTATGACATCGACCATCACCAACGAGCAGTACCACTCCGATACAGCCGTCAGCGCCAGCCACCTGAAGGCGGTAATGCAATCGCCTTACCACTACTGGAGCCGTTACGTTGACCCGAACCGCAGCCCGGTTGAACCGACTGCTGCGATGAAGCTCGGCAGCTTGGCCCATTGCGCCATCCTCGAACCCGACGAGCTGCTGAACCGCTACGGCATCTGCGCGCCGCGCAACACCAAAGCCGGCAAGGAGCAGGCTGCGGCCATGGAAGCCGAAGGCATCGAGGTGGTCACCAGCAGCGACATGGCACTTGCCATGGGCATGAGCGCTGCAGTGCAGGCACACCCTGCAGCGTATGCACTGCTTAAAGAGGGCAAGGCCGAGCAATCCTTCTGGTGGGATGACCTGCCCACCGGGATGCGATGCAAGTGCCGCCCTGACTGGTACTACGGCAGCACTGTGGTGGACATCAAGACCACCACCGACGCCAGCCCGCAGGCATTCGCCCGCAGCGTGGCCACCTTCGGTTACCACGTCCAGGCTGCGCACTACCTGGCTGGCC